AGACCAGCAACATCAAAATAGACATGCCTTCTACCCATAATGAATATCTCATTCTCAGTATTCATTCCCCAAGGAGACAATCTCTTCATCTCCTTCTCACCAAGAACTCTATTCAATCTCTTAGATAGGTATGGGATATCATAATACTGTATGTTCCACCCAGTTACTATATCAGGTATATTGGCATTCCAATAATCAATAAACCTTTGAAGTAACGTCCACTCATTAGGACACTCAATATAATTTACATTCTCTTGCTTATTATCAAATGGATTGACACCCCAAGTTATAATCTGCTTAGTGTTATAATCTTGAACAGATATTAATAGAAGTTCCTGATCTGCAGTTTCTGGGTCAGGGAATCCATTCTCAGACTTAACCTCAATATCAAGAGTAACTAATCTAATCTTAGATATATCAAACTTAATCTCATCCTCAGGATACTTATCAGAAATATATTGGGACACATATCTATCATTACCATAGATCTTAAATCCTTCTACATCTTGATACTTCTTATAAAACTCTCTACAATCACGTACAAAACCAGGTTGAATAGATTCAACATTCTCCCCTTCTAAAGTTTTATACTTAGATTCTTTTTTAGTAGGGACAAATAAAGTAGGATTATAATCATCCCTGAATTGAACATGCTCACCATTATCATAACCACGAACTAGGAACTTGTTCCCAATCAATTGCACATTGGTATAGAACTTCATTTAATCAAGTTTTGATATTTCTCTAAGAGTGTGGGTTTAGCTTCCACTAATGTTAATATCTTATCAGAGCACATCATAAATTCATTATCATTAGTAACATCTATTAACCAAGGAGAGAGTGTATCATTCTCTCCCAATATAAATGGTTCAATTAATTTGCAATTAGGATCTCCTATATCAAGAGGAGCTACTTCCTCAATCTGACTTATCAGAATCTGTTTGTTCGTCAGAACCAGAACTTTCACTTCCATTTCCTAATACCTCTTTGTTATACATTTGTGCAATTTTATCAATTGGATCAACTATAGTGACTACCCAATCAGCTGTGATAGGTATCTTTTCTTGTTTTGTTAAAGGACACCAAGGAACTAATTTAAGTTGATAAGTATCCCTATCTACGTCATCATCAACTTTTAATGTTTTACTATTTAAGCTAACAGTACAAGGTTTAGTTAGAAAATATCCAACCACCTTAGCATCATCTCCTTCCCCCACCAACATTTCTTTTATATCAGCAACTATATCTTCTCCTGATTTTAAAATAGCAAGTTTGACAGTCATAACACAATAATTCCTCCTATGATTCTAACACAATTTCTCCAATCTGCCAACAATCAGCAAGTGTATCATCTCTAATAATATCCATAGCAAACTCTGCTCTGTTAGCAGGGACTATAACACAATAACCTATACCAAGATTAAATACTCTCTTCATTTCATCCTCATCTATATTGCCTTGTCTTTGTATCTCTAAGAATATCTCTGGCACACTCCATGCATTCCAATCTATATTAGCTTTCAATCCTTCTGGCAAACATCTAGGTAAGTTTTCTGGAATACCACCACCTGTAATATGTGCCATACCATATACTTCATCCATCTCAGATAATAATCTTTGTATAGTAGGTGCATAGATTTCAGTAGGTGTAAGTAAATCTGGCCAAGTATGATAATTCATCTTAAGTCTTCTAGCCAAATAATTAACAATACTATATCCATTGCTATGAAGACCAGTACTTGGCAATCCTATGACTACATCACTTGGTTTGATAGCAGACCCATCTATAATTTTCTTCTTCTCTACTATACCTGTACAAAATCCAGCAAGGTCAATTTTATTTTGAAACATTGGATGCTCTGCTGTCTCTCCGCCAATAAGTTCTACTCCAGCATACTCGCATCCTTTAATAATACCCTGCATTATCTCAGGCAATCTTTTATCTATCTTCTTAGTAGAAATATAATCTAAAAAGTATAAAGGTTTAGCACCACATGTGATTATATCATTCACACACATGGCAACAAGATCTATACCTATAGATGTATAGTCATTAGCAGCCTCAGCAATATCAATCTTAGTTCCTACTCCATCAGTTCCAGATACTAAAACAGGCTCCTCATATCCTTGAGGAACCTGAAACATACCACCAAATCCTTTATTGGCGATTGGAATAGATTTTACAAATTCATTACCAGCATCAATATCAACCCCTGCAGTTTTATAGTCAAGTACAATACCTTCCTTTTTAAAATCAAGGGGTTCAAAATCAGTCATTAGCCACCAGCAATTTTATATACCTTTCTCTTTTGATGTTCAGGTATAATCTTGTTTAGTCTAACAGTAAGTAAACCATTTGTAAAGTCTACTTCATTGACTTCAACATCATCAGATAAAGTCCATGTTCTGGTGAATGCTCTAGAGGCTAATCCTCTATAAACATACTCATCAGTATCAGCATCTTTTTGTTTTCCCTCTACAGTAAGTTTATTAGACTCTGTAGTAACCTCAACATCATCTTTAGAAAATCCTGCAATAGCAAGTTCTAATCTAAATCTTGTATCAGTCTCTTTTACAAGATTATAAGGTGGATAGTTGACATCTCCTGCTTCAAAAGCATTGTCAAGTCTTCTCATCCAATCCTCTAGACCTATACTATTTCTGTGAATAGTGTCAAGGTATTTTGCTGTCTCGGGAACAGACAACGTAAGTGAATTCGGACCAAACATAATAGACCTCCGTAAGCGTCTTTAGTTAATAATGGACCCCTAAGGCATCCAATACTAATTATACACGAAAGTCTTTTTATTCAGGTGTGGTTTCCTGTACCTTATTCTTTTTACCTATATTATACTTCTGTTCTAGTATCCAATCACCCTTATCCTTATATGAAAGAACCTTAATTTGGTTAAGAGGTGCTATATCAGAACAAGATTCTTCTTTAACAATACTGATCAATCCCCAATCAGAAAGTAACTTAGTAATCCTATTACGTCTTTGTACATCATTAGGGGTAAGATTAGCGTGCTTACCATCTAATGCAAATAGTTCTTTAAAATGTACTAGGTAATATCTTCCTTGCTTATGAAGTATATGACAGCTCTGATAAAGTTTCTTTTCCTTTCTAGAAGCCACTCCTATTCTAGTCAAAGTCTCACGGACTTTTAAAAAATCATCAGGTTCATTTAATAAAACCTCAACCATCATTTCAGGCGACCAATTCACCTGTGGTTCTTGTGTAGTCATTGTGTTCCGCCAGTTTCAAGTCTTTGTTTAATAAAGTTCAATTGTTTTTTATCTAGAATTTTCAGTGCTTGAGATGCTTTCTCATTACTATAACCATAGTATTCCTTAACACATTCTAAATCCTTGACTTTATCTTTTCGGAGCCAGGGAGAAAATCTCTT